CGCAATAATCCGAGGTGTCTTGATCGTCTTAGGGACCGTAATCACCCTTACGGGTAATTCGGAACCGGGTTCGAGGATGTCAAGCCCTTGATCCAATTCCGCGGTATTATCACACCGCAGATTAGGGGACAAGAACTCCTCAGCAGGAAAAACCTGCTGGAGACGAGCAGTCCAGGTTCTAAGCCTCCACTTCTCATTTGATGAGAGGCGGTCGGCGACAGCGCCCGGACCGTGCTTAGGGATGACCCTGGCCCAGTAGACATCTCTGTCTACTTTCGCAAAGACATCACCGAATAGCAAAGCGGACATACGTCGAAAATCCTCCATGAAAGAAGGATCAAGACGTGAATCCGCATCCTTGACATCCTGCTCACATTGAACATACTCGGACATCGCTAGCCTCTCGCGATCACGGGAAACGACCTGATGGCCGTATCCGCGATTAGGATCCCTACTGGAATCCTTCGGGAGGGCTATCTTGCTGAACATCAACGTTAATTGACGTAAAGCATAGATTGCTTCGATGTCCGGTTCGTCCAAAAGCGCACCACTAACAGAATCAAACACACGGTCCAGGAACCCTCCGAGAAATCGGGGGCGACCTCTCTTTCCGTCCCATTGGAATTTGGGACAGTCAGAGCTGGGACCGACGAAACCTTGGTCAAGCCATTTTTCGATGGCCTTTCCAAGGTCCGCCAGGACTACGGCCAAAAACCATAGTCCCTCGTGTTTGGTTCGACTCGCAACAGTTGTTATGTCGCGAGTGGCGCTGGTGCAGCATCGTGCGGCAAGTTCATCCGCCGCACAGGACCAGAGTGACGTTAGGCTTTTCATCCAGCCTCCTTTCGGAAGGGTTGGAATCCCTAGCCTACGTCGCCTACTTATACAGGGGTCACCCCCTGCATAAGGACTACCCCGGTACTGACCAAGTCGAAGATTTACGGATAAAACCGTGTCTCTTCGTTCGCCTGACGAGCAAGTTCGCCGCCCACCAAACCAAGTTATTCACAAGGTAGGTAAGAGCATGCGGATCCTGAATTATCGATTGATAATCGAGATTCAGAGTCTCGATGGAATAGTCGAGGGGATAACCCTCGTCCACCATCGCAACGAGCTCACACAGTTGCGCATGAGTGACATCCATAGGCTTAACTGCCGTTAGGATGTATCATCGAGGTCAATAGTGACGGGGCGTTCACGCATCCCATTCTCAGAAGCATCGATATACGTGCTCTGTGAGGAACGCATCACCTACCAGGTACAACACATCGATGAGAACGAAGGTAACGACCGCGAATTTCTTCGTGATCGTAGTCCTTGGATCATAGTCGGTGCGCCTCCGCCCGGGAGAAGGACTCCCCCGGGACGGTCGTGAGCGGTCACGAACCGTACGCCTTTCAGCGTACGGCTCACGACCAAAGAGACCCCTCCCCTTTCGGGGAGGCTCTGAAGTCGATCCGCTCATGTTCTGGTTACGCTACACCTTCCAGCCGCAGCGGGGGACTGACATACGTCAGGACTCCCCGCCCAGCAGCTTCGAGATGTTGGCGTTCGAAGTGGCGGTACACAGGGTGTTGAACCCCGCGAAAACCGCCAACGCCTCGGCAGCCGTATAGCCGGCGGGCGGAAGGTCGAAAACCGTATACACGGACATTCCGACCTTCACGTTCTCGCTCGGCCGAAACGGATCCGAGGTGAGCTTCGAGGTGTCGATCCGGACCATCCTGCGGATACGCTTCCCATAGTTATGGGATGCGATCAGCTGGGTGAGGCCATCACCACTGGTGTACTCCGACACATCGTCCCCCACGCTGGTGCGTGGGAGCGAGATCGCAGTGCCCGAAATGGTGATTGACGACGGATCGGTGAACGACATAGGCATCACTCCTAGGAGCATGGAGCTCCCAATTGGCGTTTTGACGCGTTACAGCGTATTACAGTGGCTACCTGGATAAACCAAGAGCCGCTGCAATGGCTAGCTGGCGGGGCGACAAGCCCCCCCAGGTTAGTCCGAACCCGAACGGTGTTGCTCTCCTCCGCATTTTGGTTTCAGAAACCAAAGTAACGGAAGAGGCCTGGATTGACTGGTCACGAAGACCAGTTGGTCCATTATGGTAGTAGCTATCATGAATGGAAGTTGATTCCATCATGTAGCCATACCGCAACACCAGGCCATCGATTGCCCAGTCGGAGACATTCGAAAGAACATCTCCAGCACTGGAAAACCAATCGGCGGCCCAGCTCCACGGGGCAAGATTCCAGACCACTTCTGGATCGATGGTCAAGCCAAGTAGTTTCTTGACTCGCTGGGCCTCCCTAAACATGACATTTCGGGTGTTATATCCCGGAGGCATGTAATAGGTAAAGGCACCAGAAAACCATCGCTCTCT